GGCCCCCCGGTGCTTGTGATCGAACGAGCACATAGGTTACGTCCCCAAAAGGGACTACCTACGCCAATCCATAAGGAAGGACCATCCCGATGACACCGATAATCACACAGAGCAGGGAAGATCTGCCGATCCCTGTGACGGGCACGATGCGCGTCGCAGGGAGAGTGGCACCCTACTCTGATGATTATTGGTATCGGGCCTCGCGGTTTGAAACAACAACGTCATTCCGCTCCCATAGATCAGGAGCTGACGATCTTACCGACGAGGACGGTTTCACAGGAAGCCAAGGAACTCGAGCTGAGTTCCAGCGTGAGCTTGCGAAGAGTGACCGGGAGCTTGGAAAACCTCCCATGGACACTGGACACGAGTTCAAGTCCGTTAAACGCACGATTGAACTGCCCACGAAAAACTGGTCAGTCAGTCGTACCTCAGGACACCCGTTCTGGGGCAGAGATCCCATTAGTTTGACGGGGGCGACAGCCCTTCCGTTTGCTAGTGGGCGTCTCAGTCCACAATGGCCCGCACTTGTTGAGCCCAGCTTAGCTGAGATCAACTTGGACGGTGCCAGGGCTATTAACGAGACTCTTCCTACGAAACCGAGTGCAGGGCTCATGCAATTTTTAGGGGAGCTGAGGGAACAACTTCCTCAGCTTCTCGGCCACGCGTTCGCTCAGTATGCCCTCGGCCCTAAAGCCGTTGGCAATGAATATCTGAACGTAACGTTTGGCTGGAGGCCGTTTCTCAACGACCTTCTAAAAATGGCACTCTCAGTGAAGAAGGGTAATGCTCTTCTTCGGCAATTCATGAGAGACGACAACCGTCAAATACGGCGACGTCGTACCCTGTTCGAGGGGCAAGCGTTAACAGAGGTCTCCGAATCCTGGGGGAACGTGACATACCCTTTATCAGGGCAGTCCCTCCCTTATGGAAACGAGGGCCTCATCGCCTATCCCGGGCTCACACGTGTGACTGACTTTGTCAGTCAGAAAGTGTGGTTCTCAGGAGCATATACGTACCTCTTAGCCGACCTCTCCTCATGGGTGAGGGAGGCCGAAAGGTACGACCAGCTGGCTGATCGCCTGCTGGGCACGCGTTTATCGCCTGCTGTGCTCTGGGAATTAACCCCATGGTCCTGGATGCTCGACTGGTTCGGCAACTTCTCTGCGGTTGCGCAGAATGCCGATGCATTAACCAGCGACAGCCTTTCGTTGCGATATGGCTACGTGATGCACCATTATCAGGTGCGTCGCGAAGTCATTACCTTCGGGATGATCGACTTTCAAGGCGAACGTCTCGATTCGGTGAGGTGCTATCTTACAGTAGATAGTAAGACTCGCACCCGCGCAACGCCTTATGGCTTTGGTCTTGACCTTTCGGACCTCAGTCCGAAACAATGGGCCATCGTAGGGGCTCTTGGTGGAACCAAGACACCCCGCGGTCTCCGGCTGGATGAACCACCCCAGCCTCGATTGAAGCCTCAAAAGGGCTACAAGAGACCACCCCGGACTCCGAGAAAGCCTCGGATCCGAGCCTGAAGGAGCATTGCTATGTCTTATGCAGACCCACAGTCAGTCACGGTCGGTGGCACTGCCATCCCTCTTCCGAGGGTTAGTAGTGGCCCGAACAGTGGTGCGTTCGGCTCAGCCGATAACACCACTCTCCTATCCGTCAGCCATCAATATGGTCGTCGGACCCGCCGTGCTCTGCGGCTCTCGAACTCGAAGATCTCTGCGGACCCAATGACACCGAGTCAAAACGTCAAGAGCAGCATGAGCTGTACTCTTGTCGTTGACACTCCTGTCAACGGATACTCCGTTGCAGAAGCAAAAGCAGTGGTTGACGCCCTTGTGGCGTACCTCACTGCCAGTACGGGAGCCAGGGTCACCCAGTTGCTGGGTGGAGAGAACTGATCCGTGATGGCTCACGCCAGCACGGGTTGATCAAGTTCTTACTGCATTGAGACATGGCTGAGGAACACCTACCGCACAGAAAGGCGGAGCTGTTGAAAAGCCTGATCATGCTCGCTCAGGTCGTCCTCTTTGATTTGGGGACGAGATGCGCCACAAGCACCGCGAACGACTATAAAACAGTCGTTCGTCGGGTTGAACACGAGGGCCTATCGTTTCTTACGATAGGCCTGGCTAACTTCGGAAAAGACTTCGAAAAAAGTCTTGACCGAGGTTATGTCGCTCCCAGCTCCTTCGTCGGTTTCCGACGTCGGAGAGGTCTCCCCTTGTTTCTAAGAGGTTTCCTGGAGCGTGTGTTCAGCCCTGGTACTGGCCGATTGCTGCCAGATCCTGATATCCATGCGATCTTCGCAATACGTCAGTTTACACTGATGTGGAGCAAGATCAACTTGGAGTGCACTCCTAGGAGGACACGCCAGGCCATGGTGCAGTATCTGCAGTGTGAGCAGGACTTACGTCAGAACGACCTCCGTCTGAAGTCATCTGAACCTGATAGGCTCGATGATTTCGCGCGGGTTGGCCGTCGTCTCTGGGTCGACTTTTTCTCTGCGATAGACTCGAGAGTCTACAACGAGGGAGTCGTTCCCAAACACGGTCCTGGCGC